TCAAAGAACAAATAGTACAGGTGGTGTAACAAGTAGAATAAAAGTACCACTTGCATATGCACCAAAAGAAAAGTTTTTAGTTAGATTAGATCAACAAGCAAATTTAGAAAGTAGAGAATTTGCAACCACATTACCTCGTATGGGATTTGAAATCACAGGTCTTACATATGACTCAAGTAGAAAACTAACAAGAGTTCAAAAATATTCTAAAGTAAAATCAGGTGAAGACGGTAAAAAAATGAATTACAATTATTCTCCTGTACCATATAATATTAGTATGAATTTATATGTATTTACTGCTACTGCTGAAGATGGTTTACAAATTATAGAACAAATACTTCCGTTCTTTCAACCTGATTATACAGTAACAGTTAACGTTGTTCCAGATTTAGATATTAAAAGAGATATACCTATTGTATTAGGCAATATAGGTTATGAAGATACATATGATGGAGATTTTACAAATAGACGTGCTGTAATTTATACATTGTCTTTTACAGCAAAAACTTATCTATTTGGTCCTATGAATAATCAAGGTGTCATTAAACAAACACAGGCAGATGTATATTCTGATACTGATACAACCTCAACAAGGGAAGAAAGGATAGTGGTAGTTCCTGATCCGACAAGTGCTGACGCAGATGATGATTTTGGATTTACAACTACAATAAGTTTCTTTGACGATAGTAAAACTTATAATCCTGCTACAGATACAGATGAGTAAATTAGAAGATAGAGTTAATGAAATATTAGGTGTTGAATCAAAAGCACCTGTAGAAAAAAAAGAATTTAAACCTTTAGTACCACGTACTGAAGATAAAGATAAAGCAGACGTAGATAATGATTACAAATACAGTAGAGAAAATTATTATAATTTAATTGAAAAGGGACAAGAGGCAATACAAGGTATATTAGATATTGCACAAGAAGGACAACATCCACGTGCTTACGAAGTTGCAGGACAACTTATAGGACAAGTTGCAACTACTGTAGATAAATTACAAGACTTACAAAAAAAATTAAAAGACTTAAAAGAAGTTCCTAATAAGACAAGTGCGAATATAAAAAATGCTCTCTTTGTTGGTTCTACAGCAGAATTGCAAAAGATGTTGAAACAAAATAATGAAGATATTAAAAGCAAAACAATCACACCCGAAGAAACAGATATTTCAGATAAGTGATTTGACTTATATTAAGTCAATGTCACCTCTCAAAGAATTATTAGACGGAGAGGAATTGTTATATCCAATACAAGTTGTTAAACACGAGGTTTTTAATAAAGTAAGATATGGTGCAAGTGGTGTGCCTTATAAAGAAAAAAATTGGAGTGTATTTAAAGGTAGTCAAAGAATACAAGCCGCTTTAAAATTAGGTTATACACACATAGAAGGTATTATAGAAAATGACTGACGCATATTTAGGAAATCCTAATCTTAAAAAGATTAATACACCTGTTGAATTTACACAAGAACAGATTGTAGAATATCAAAAGTGTGCTAAAGATCCATTGTATTTTATGGAGAAGTATGTACGTATTGTATCACTTGATGAGGGTCTTGTTCCATTTAAGATGTACGATTTTCAAAAAAAGATAGTAGATACTATTCACAATAATAGATTTACAATTTGCAAACTACCTAGACAATCAGGAAAATCTACTACAACTGTTTCTTATTTAATGCACTATGCAATGTTTAATCCAAATTCTAATATTGCTATATTAGCAAACAAATCATCAACTGCTAGAGATATATTAAGTAGATTACAACTTGCATATGAAAATTTGCCAAAGTGGATGCAACAAGGTGTTGTTAACTGGAATAAAGGTAATATAGAATTAGAAAATAAATCAACAATTGTAGCAGCCGCTACTTCATCATCTGCTATTCGAGGTGGTTCTTACAATATTATATTCCTTGACGAGTTTGCTTTCGTACCTACAAATATTGCCGAGTCATTTTTTAGTTCAGTTTATCCTACAATATCTTCAGGACAAAAAACAAAAATGGTTATTGTATCAACACCATATGGTATGAATCAATTTTACAAATTATGGATTGACGCAGAAAATAAAAGAAATGATTATATACCTATAGAGGTACATTGGTCTGAAGTTCCAGGTAGAGATGAAAATTGGAAAGAACAAACAATTAGAAACACATCACCAGAGCAATTTCAACAAGAGTTTGAGTGTGAATTTTTAGGTTCAGTAAATACGCTTATATCACCAGCAAAAATTAAATCAGCAAGTTATATAGAACCTATACGTTCACAAGGTAGTGTAGATCAATTTGAAGAAGCAATAAAAGATCACACCTATGTTGTTACTGTTGACGTAGCAAGAGGTGTAGATAAAGATTATTCTGCCTTTGTTGTGTTTGATGTAACACAAATGCCATTTAAAGTTGTTGCATTGTATAAAAATAACGAGGTCAAACCATTTATCTTTCCTAACATTATAAGTGAGATTGCAAAAAGATATAATGAGGCACACATACTAACTGAAGTCAATGATATAGGACAACAGATTGCAGAAGCATTGCAATTTGAAATAGAGTATCCTAATGTATTAATGTGTACACAAAAAGGTCGTGCAGGTCAAATATTAGGTGCAATGTATAGTGGTCGTGGTTCATCTATGGGTGTTCGTATGACAAAACAAATTAAACGAGTAGGTTGTGCCAATTTAAAGACACTTATTGAAGGAGATAAGATGATAATTAACTCTTTCAAAATTATACAGGAGATGTCAACTTTTGCTAAAAGAGGTCAATCCTGGCAGGCTGAGGACGGTAGCAATGATGATTTGATGATGTGTCTAGTTATATTTGGTTGGGTATCAAACCAAGGATATTTCAAAGAATTGACTAATCAAAATGCACGTCAACAAATGTATGTAGAACAACAGAAATTGATAGAGGAAGATATGGCACCGTTTGGATTCGTAGATGACGGTATAAATTCTGATCCTATGAATGAAGAAACTATTGATGAATATGGTGATAGGTGGGTTCCTGTGGTCCGTAAGAGTCATTAGTGCAATTTATAGTAATTATAAATAGAAGTAAGAATGAAATTTGACTATGGGCGTAAGAAAACTTACGATAGATGAAATTATATGTATAAAATAATTAGCTAATTAGAGGAGAAAACTATGGCATTTCAAGTATCACCTGGTGTTCTCGTACAGGAAAAAGATTTAACAAGAATCATTCCTGCTGTATCAACTTCTATTGGTGCCTTTGCTGGTTCATTCAACCAAGGTCCTGTAGATGAGATAATATCTATTTCTAGTGAACAAGAACTTGTAGATACGTTTGGTAAACCTGATTCAAGTAACTTTGAATACTTTTTCAGCGCTGCTAACTTCTTACAATATTCTAACGCATTAAGAGTAGTACGAGCTACCCAAACAAGTCAAGTCAATGCTACTGCAAACGGTAGTGGACTACTTGTTAAGAATACACAAGACTATGAAGACAATTACGCCGACGGTTCCGCTGCTGTAGAACTTTTGCTGCTAGATCACCTGGCGCTTGGGGTAATAATATATTAGTTGCAACTTGTCCAAGTGCAAGTGCATATGAACAAACATTAACAACATCTCAACAAGCAGACGGCGGTGCCGCTGTTGGTGCAACATCTATTACTGTTGATTCTGATGCTACATCTTACTTAAACGTAGGTGACATTGTTGAATTTTCAGCAAGTGCTGGTGCAACAGATTTTACATCTGGTGAAAAATATAGAGTAACTGCTGTAACATCAACATCAATAACTATCGTTCAACATCCTAGAGGTGAAGGCGGATTGATAACTGCTGTTGCTGATGACGCAAGAATAAAAAGAAGATGGAGATATTATGATGTGGTTGACGGTGCTCCTGGCACTTCAACTTATGTTTCAACTAGATCAGGTTCTGGAGACGAAATACACGTAGTCGTTATTGACGAAGACGGTGGAATTTCAGGAGTACCTGGTACAGTTTTAGAAACATACTCAAAAGTATCTAAAGCTTCAGACGCAAAAACACCACAAGGAGATGTTAACTACTATCCAACTGTAATTCAAAATAAATCAAATTACATTTTCTGGATGGATCATAACACTTCAGGTACCAATTGGGGTAATGCAGCTGCTAGTACAACATATACTTCGGTAACTGTTCCAACTAGTGAGTCATTATCTGGTGGTGCTAATGGTTCTACTGTAACTGACGGTCAGTTAAAAACTGCTTACGAAAAATTTGCAGACGCTGATACAGTTGATGTAGGATTAATTATCGCTGGTCCAAGTGGTTCAGTAACACACGTTGACAATCTAATCACAATTGCAGAAAATAGAAAAGACGCAATTGTATTTGCTTCTCCACAAAGAAGTGATGTTGTCAATATCTCAAACTCAAATACACAAAAAGATAACGTAGTAGATTTCTTTAGTACAGTACGTTCTTCTTCATATGTTGTGTTTGATAGTGGTTACAAATACTGTTACGACAGATATAATGACGTTTACAGATTTGTACCTTTAAACGGAGATATTGCTGGATTGGCTGCTAGAACAGACATTATTGCAGACGCTTGGTATTCACCTGCTGGATTTAACAGAGGTATTATCAGAGGTGCTGCTAAACTAGCGTTCAACCCTACAAAATCACAAAGAGATGAGTTATATCCAAAAAGAATTAATCCAGTTGCTACCTTCCCAGGTCAAGGAACTGTATTATTCGGAGACAAAACTGGATTATCTTCTCCAAGTGCTTTTGATAGAATCAACGTAAGAAGATTGTTTATCACTTTAGAAAAGGCGATTGCAACTGCTTCTAAATTCCAACTCTTTGAGTTCAATGATGAATTTACAAGAGCTAACTTTAGAAACATTGTAGAACC